ACTAAGTCTTGCTCGTTTTTATCTCGACCATCTTGATCTAAAACTTGAGCAAAGTGCCCACCGCCTGCGATTTCTACTGTGCCATCGTCAGGCGATTTTTGGGTAAACTTTTCTTGACTGTCTGTATCTTTTATTCTTTCGAATTTAAATCCGAATAGCTCTGCCATAATGTACTCCTACTTTTATGTATTTATGTAGGTAAATTAGAAGTTAACGCCACTTGCTTCGAAGTGTTGATATCTCCATGTCACCTCAAACTCTTCCAATGCATTTGTTGATTCATAAGCCACATCAACTTGTGCTAATGTTAATGGATGAGCATTTCTAAAAATATATGTTTTCAATACAGTGTCATCTCTATCAAGTTGTTCAACAAACAAATCAGCAGAATATTCAGCAGGTGATGAAACACCTGTGTTTTCTACTAGATCATTGATACCATTCATCCAACGCTCTATTGCGTTTCTTACCATGAAGTCTGTATCGTTGATAAATGTTGTTGACCAAGTTTCGAACTCTCTGTCACCAGCGATGTAGATATTTCTACCTCTGAATGGTACAGGTATTTCTCCTAGAGTTTGACCTGGTAAATTTGAAGCTTTTGCTAAGAAAGAACTTCTTCTTACATCTATTCCGATTGCAATACCTGGTGGTGGTGTAATTGTGACTCTAAACTGATTGGGTCTAGCGCCTCCACCGATTAGGTTTGCTTTAAAGTCGTCTATTCTTGCCATCTTACGCTCCTCCTACTTCGGTAAACGCAACACCTGTTCTAGTTGCCACAAAAGATAGAGATATAAAGTTAATACTTCTTGCAGGTTTAACAAATATGTCTGCAACAAACTCGTTTCTATCAATTACTTCACCAGTATTATTTGAAGCATCTGCTATTACTCTAAAGTCACTTATTCCTCTTCGACCTTGTAAGTCTCTTAGGAATGGTTCAACTAAGTTTCTAAATTGCGCTCTAGTAAACTCATCGTTGAACTCAAACAATTGAAATTTAGCAGCTGTTGCTATTGCTTTTTCCATTAACAAGAATAATCTTCTTACGTTAATTCTGTCAAAAGCACTTGGTTTATCTAATGCAGTTTTGTCACCAAATAATACAACACCTTGACCTGGAAAGTTAACAACTGGGTTAACTCTTGCTCTGTAAAGAGTGTCTCTTTGAGCTTGGTTAGGGTTGAAAGATAATTTGATTGCGCCTCTAATATTACCTCTGTTAAATCCAGCAGGTGAGAAGAAACTATCTGCTACTCTGTCTGTATTAGCACAAAGACCTGCTTGATGTCCAGCAGCTCCAATCCATCTGTATACGTCATTATATTTGTCATATACATAAAGAGCTGTAGAATCGCATGCTGCATAAGATGTAGATGTCAACCCATCAACAAACGCTTTAACGTCTGCAGCAGGGCTAGAACTATTTACTGTATCTTCAATCGGAGGAGATACAAATGCAACACAATCTTTTCTTGCATTAGCAATACTAATAAGATCTAATGCAATAGTGTTTTCACCATTTGCATCAGGAGCTGCGAATAAAAGATTTACATCTTCTGTTTCTGCATCTTCAAATAGATCGTAACCTAATTGAAGCTCTCCAGATGTTGGTGTGTTATCATCAGCTGCACCAGATAAAGAATCTGATTGGACAGTAGTTTGTCCTACAAAAGATGTTTGTCCACCTGAAATCGACGATCCAGCATTAGTTAAATCAGAATCATGATCGATCCACCAAACATATTGAGAAGAGCTATTAACAACTTCTTTATAAAAGTTTGAGGTTCCATCAGCTTTCTTAGCGTCTGAAGCTTGAGATACAAAAGCAAATTTCTCTAGTACAGTACCAGCTGTACCTGAAATTAAACCATCTTCATCGACGACGACAATATGCATTTCGTCATTCGCTGTAGTTGCACCTAAGTCAGAAGCGTAATCAGAAGTACCAGGAGCAGAATCAAACTCGCCGCTATGCGACCAGTTGCTGTAGTTACTGCTAGATACTTGTTGAGTTACAAATTCAACTTTAAGGCTGTTTCCTAACGATCCAGGATATTTTGATGCCCAGTTACCTTTTGAAAGGCTTCCGTCAACATAGTTATTTTCATAATCATCTTCATTTTTAATAAGTTGTCCAGATCCATCAGACGTGGCATTTTGGTGCCCGCTGGCGGCTCTAACGACTTTGAGCGCGTTCCCATATTTTAAGAATGACGCAGCAACAAAGAAGTACTTATATGTGTTGTTATCAGGCGTACCAAATCTTTCGACCAATTCTTGTTCAGAACTAATAGTTAAGATTTGCTCAACCGGACCCCAATTGAATGAGCCAACAAATCCACCTATTGAAGTGGAAACAGCTGGAACAACATTGGTAGCGTCGATCTCATTGATCTGCACGCCAGGTGATACTTGAAATGCCATCGCTTTATCCTCTATTTATTTGAGTTAGTTTATATGTTTTCATAATACGGTTATATTCAACACTATTATTTATAAAAAAGTATATCTCTAGAACTTTTGACCTGTCCATTCTGACTCAAACCATATATTACCATCACTATCTTTTTCATATTTTTCTGTATTTTCATAGTTATCGCTACCCACAAATCCAAACGGCAACATATCGTCTTGTATTTCTCTCAATCTTTCTCTATACAATAAGTCTTTCATATCAATATTTGTAAGATTCTGAAAAACATCTGTTGTAGTAAACCATGCAAAGAGCACTAAGTTCATCATTAAATCGTCATGATTAGGAGCAATTGCCATAAATGAATTGCCCTTTACTACAAACGTACTCATCTCAACAATTGTATTACTATCAACAATTAACAGTTTATTCTGTTCTATTAAATCTTTTATTGTAGAACAACCGATTCTCTTAACTCTTCTAGTCATTGTAGCACCAAGAGCATTTGCCTTAATACTTGATTCTACAAACATATTTTCATATTCTAAATCATAATATAAACCATTACATACAACAGCGCCTTGGTCATTACTCTCAACTACAACGTATGCTTTATTATAATGATTAGCGTATTTAAATATAATGTCTGGTAATAACATAGGTGATATGTTATTATCCCTAAACACAGCAACTTGCTCGAAGGGCTTAGCTGTGACGTCGATCACAGTAAACGTACTATAGTCTTGGGACCTACCCTTAGAGACATCAACTGTCATCACATACTCGTGATCTTTAATAGGGTTCTTATATATGTAAACATTATCACTAAAAAATTCAGGATCTTTACTCTTTTGTTTAAGTAAATGATCTGCACCAATTAAAGTATTACCTCTACCATGAAAGGTATTACCAAACTCCTGTTCAAACTGTAATTCAGAAGTATTGGATATTGTCTGTTGTTTCCAATCTTCATCTCTTCCAGGAACGTCCCACCAATCTACTCTAAATGGCTTATATTCATTAGTCTTTTGTACTGCTCCTTCCCATAACTTATGATAAACATTGCCAATACCATTCGCAGTTGATGTAATTATCACCTTAGTATCCTTGCCGGATGACACAACTGGATAAGTTGATGTATAGAACTGAGCATCATTTTCAACAAAAGCAAACTCGTCTAGGAACAATAGGTTAATAGACAAACCACGAATAGAACTACCTGAAGTAGCAGCAGCCATAATCTTTGAATTATTACTAAACTCAATAGAACCTTTATTCAATGCTTTACAACCTGGCTGTAAAAAGAATGGAAGATTTTCCAATGCCAATGTAACCCTTGCAAGCATTTCTCTTGCTGTAGCACCTTTGTTTGCAAGTATCGCTATATTCTTTTCTGGATGAAAGATCGCATACCATAAAAGATATACAACAGAAGAAATTGATTTACCTGATTGTCTACATGCTAATACTATAGAAAAACGATGCTCGTTAAAATGGCCAAACATTTTTTCTTGATAAGGATATAAGTCAAAAGGAACTAATCCCTTATCTAAAGAGATTACTTTAATATATTTACGAGCAAAGTATGCAGGATCTTTCATACATCTCATGTATTCCTGTACTTCGTCTTTTGTAAATTCGGTTTCAACGCCGTCGCGTTTTACGGATGGATTTCCTAAATAACCAAACTCATTGTTCTTGACTCTCTGCATCAATCACCTTTTCATTATTTAATAACATTCTTTGTAAATCAGTAGTACTACCTACAAAAACATTATTATTTGTTACTCGCTTTGCTTCATCTTCTTTTTCATTATTTTGTAGTTCTTTTTTAGTCTTTTGTAATGCCATTAAGTTTTTAGTTACATCACTTACGTGTTTAATAGATTGTGATAATACCTCAAAGGCTCTTGGATGTTCTGACTCTCTTGCAAGTTCAGCCAATACATCTAATGATCTAGCTCCAGTGTTAATTAAGTCTCTATAAGTTTCACGAGAAAATTCATAATCATCTTTGATGTCTTTATCCATTTCGATTTCTCGATTAGGAACTTTTGTTGGCAGATTTTTCTCAAGACTTGCCAT